ATCGCTATCCATAAACACGGGGATATTCAATTCCGTTTTGCGTACAATTTGACCATTCAAATTCACTTCGTTCATCGCTTGGGGGGCAATCACATGGAATGGTGTTTCCACCTTGAATTCATCCGTTGGATAATCGATAATGGGAATAACGCTAACCGAACCAAACTCGCGTTTGTTGATTTGCTTGTAGTAAGCATTTGCCAAGCATGTTGATTCTTGATGCGAAAATCCAATAACCCGTGGGATTGGTATTTTGTCGTGTTGGATGTCCTTGGTGTCAATGTACCGACTCCAATTCTTTGTTGTTCCCAACGCCAACCAATCCGCCAAATTGTGTATCTCGATTTCCTTTTCGCCGATGGGTAACAAAATGCAGTTGAAACCTTGCAATACGCCATTGATAAAATCTTTGATGGGTTTTTGTGGCATCGCATCGCCCATCCCGACTGTTGTTCCATTAATCCCTTGTGGGGCTTTGCTACAATCAAAAGTCAAAATTGATGCGGCGGCAATGGTCGAAAATGTATTGTAACCAATCGTTACTTTATCGCCCGAATTCAACACCAGGTTTGCCGAAAAATAGGTTGTGCCAACTGTGTTGGTGGTTTGAACAAATGTGTTCATCACCCGACCATTGACCATAAATACAAAACTGATGGATGTATTCAACACCGAAATAAACGACACATTTACACCAATACGCATCGTATAATTTCCCGTGCGGTTCGGGGTGTATATGCCCGTTGCCGTGTCATAATTTCCCGATGGATTTGTTCCGATGGTGGGATAAATGATTTTTGTATAATTGACCACCCCCGTTGTGCGGGTTACAAATGTATAGGGGCCAACACTTGCATCAAATGTACCAGGCAAAGTGTATTCGGGGTCATACAACGGCCCCGCAGTTTGCATTGGCAAAATATACAAATCATCCATTTCGGGCCTTGTAAGGAACGAACCCGACAAGGTGTATCCAACTTGTTCAAATGCGGTTGTAAGCATCGCACGAAGGCGTATGGCTGGGCGTAGGTCATCAACTTCAACCCCCCGTGGATTGCGTATGTTTCCGTTTACGCCACTCAATGTGGAATATCTCCATTGCTGATTGTAATCGGCTATGGGCCACAAAATATCACCGCTCAACAATGTACCATCCCATGATGAAAGTATATTGGTGTAATTTGCCGTGTGGTCATACGCACTCCAATCCACTTCGTTCATTAAGGTTTCACCCCACGCATCCATCAATTTTTTGGTTTGCCCGTAAAAAATGATGTTATACAATTGTGGCAATCCATCTTTGAACTTGCACCCAATCAATTCCACACGACCTTCAAACACGGGCAATCCGTGGATGTAAATGGTAGCGTTTTTGCCGTTGTTTGGATTCCATCCAACAATCACCATGTTTTCATCAAACCAGTTGGAGAATATCTCATTGTTGGTGTCGGATGCAGGTATTTGGAAATCCTTGGTGTAATCAGTCCAAATCGTGGAAAGGTTCATCAAGTCCTTCAATTGCCGTGTGAGTTCAACGCTTTCATCGTTAAACAAATCCACGGGGGTTCCGTCAATGGTGAGTGAAAATCTAATTGCCATTATCTCACTATTTTATTGATTTTCGGTTGGCTATACTCCAATTGGATGGTGTACAAAATCAACTTTTCATTCACACGGGTTTTGTACTCGAATGCAGAATCGGAAATACGGGCGGACAATACCTCCGTGCCATCCAATACCAATATGTTAGTGCTATAAAACATTTGTTCCACTATATTGACATCGTTTTGGCTGATCCAATCCGTGTTCACAGTCATCGTTTCGGTGCTATTTATCAAATAACTTGTGCCAATTGGTACTCCATATGTCCACGCTTGGGCCATATCCGTTTGTTTGAATATCGGTTGTTCGTACTTTTCTTTGGTCACATTAAAATTCTTGCGGAATACTCCGTTGAATAAGAATGAATCATACACCCCGTATTTGTTTAGGAACAACACATCTTGTTGCCCGTACTTATTCTCACACGCAAAATTCACGGGGATAACAATGTCATCACCAGTTTTTACAAATGTGATGTTGGCATTTGTACCCCATACGCCACCCGAAGTCATGAGTTGTTTGATTTCGATGCCTTGGATGACCTTTGAACTATCCCCACCCACCGCGTTTGGTGTTACTGTGGCACTCCCACAAGTGATGGATGTGATAACCGATGCATCATACCACAAATATGCTGATGGTGTGGCCGTGGTGATGTTTACTTGGGTTTTGTCGGTGAACACATATTGCGTTGGATATCCGACATTGAAACCTTGTGCGGTGTATGTGTAACCCGCAGTTGCCAAAATCACATTGGATGTAACATAACTTGTGTAAGTCCATGTTGTACCAACCAAGTAAGCCCCACGAACTTTGACGGCAACACGCTTTGCCCCATTCCCGATATTTGGTTGGTAGGTTGGATTATCCAAAAAATCCCGTGTTACTTCTTGTTGTACCAATTTGTGAATGTCAATCCATCCACGGCCACTTCCATATTGATCGGGCTTCCTTTGAATTGTCCAATTCGGTGAACCTGGCAATGTCGTTGTGCCACTCCACACAAACACTTGGCATTCATAATAAAACTCCGTAGATGTGTACAACGCATCGTAAAATTGGTACATGATTGGGGAATTACACCCCACTATCGATTGTGGTTGTTCGTTGAATGTCATCGCTTAAATCTCGCTTTTATGTCTTGGGCCATCGCCTTGGTTAATGCTTTATTGAATGATGGCAAAATCTCTTGCCTTGCCATGGTTACAAATGGAAATGGTTCAATACCGAAATGTTTGATTTTGCGGTTCATCGCAAATCGCATCCCTTCTTCCGTTGCCTTTGATTTGAAACGCCCCGTGGATAAATCACGCGGTTGAATGCGTTTCATCTTCACCCAACTTTTCATGGCACTCAACGGAATGCCTTTTCCTGGCTTTCTTCCGTTCTGCACCCAATCGGCTGTTTTGTTCATGGTGATTCCCATGTCCAACCCTTTTGGTGCGGCTTGGATAGAATTTACCAATTGACCACTTGCCACATAATTCCCACGGAATGTCTTTTTTTGTACGGACACGGGTGTCCAACCTTCGCCGACCTTTTTCCACTTGGCACGGATAGAAGTTCTTGGGCGTTTTACTTCCAATAAGGTACGACACGCAATCGCCCATTTTTGGGAATACTCCGCAACAACTTGTTCGCTATTTTTATACGCAATCGCCATCGGTAACCCAAGGGTTAATCAATTCAATTCCAACTGTGATTTGGTATCCCGCTAAAACGCTATCCAATGTTTCAATGAAAGGTTGAAAAACAATCGGGCGGATGTACTGGATTTGATTGTAGTATGTTTGTTCCGTACGCCATAACCCTTTTGAGAATCGCACATACAAATCTTGGAGGATGTTGGCATAGTTTTGATTCTCGGTATATCCGTACTTTTGATATTCGGTGATTAAGTTTTCCTGCTCGTTCTCCGTTTTCAAAAAGTTCACTCGGTCTGCCACCATGATATTCATTTGGATGGTTGCCACTTGGTCGGTCAACGAAACGGATTGGATAGAACAATGCATCAATGGGAATACCAAAAACGCTTTGAAATCAAATTCGGTCAATGTGCCGTGTGAATAGTTCCACCCCTCCAATTCGGCAATGTCCTTCATTACCTCAAATGCCGTTCCTACATGATTATTGTTCATCGTTGTTTAATTGCTTTTTGTTCCATTTTCGCAATGTCGCTTTCGTAAGCGATCCACATACAAGCGGAGTGAATGGGTTTTGTATATACGATTTCAAGGTTGAGGAAATTTCTGTTAGCAAGTCGATAGACCATTCCAAACCATCCCCATTTTTCGGTAAGTCGAACTTCATCGACACTTCCTTCTTCTTCACCGCTTCCAAATACTTCTGGGTAGAATTCAACAAGTCGATTCCTAAACTCCAAAAAAAAAGCAACGCACCAAATGCCGTTGATGCATCCATCCCCTTGAATTCCTCGGTTAACTCCGCATTATACGGGGCGATTTCATATCTTCCGTTCTGCCCTTCCTTGATAATTGGGCGGTATAATACCGACAATACCTTCCATACATCGTTTGGGGACTTTTGATATGTTTCAATGTCGATGAATTCCCCCGTGGATAGTTCATCCATGTTTGGGATGAAGCCGTATTTTACCCCGTTCAATTTGAACTTGGCATTGAACACGGGTTTGGATTCCAACATCCTGGAAATCTTCACAACACAATCTTTGAGAATGTCAAACGGGATGGCCTTAACCTCGGACATTGTTAATTCACAAAAGATGGCAACCGCCTCCAACTGGCGTTGAACTTCATCCATTTCGGGTTTTAGTTCGTTATACGCCAACATTTGATGCAACTTAACATCGCGTAACTCGGTAGGTACTATGATGGTTTTTGATTCAATCATATACCTATAAAACGCCGAAAATGGCGATTGTTTTATCCTAATCTCTCGTGCAACAATGTGTGAACTCTTGTGTAGTATCGTTGCATTTCTTTATCGGTCAAAAGTATGTCCCCAAATTCACGAACTGATGAAATGATGGTGGAATGGTCTTGGTGATTGATATTGCCGATGTGTTGGAATGTCATCCCCAGGCGTTTCCTGCATATGTGGTTGAACATATGACGGGCGTACATTGGCCTCCGCTTTCTTGACTTTGTGATGATTTGGTCAGGTGTCATGTCCATCACCTCACATATTGCCCGTAACACCTCGCCCCATTCGGTTGGGTTTTCGTTGATGTCGGTTTTTGGTTTGACAATCTCTTGTTTGAGCATCCGCACTTCGCGTTCGTGCATCATTCTATTTTCCACGATGTGCAATCTCAATCGCTTGATTTCTTGTTTTAGGTTGTGAACCTCTTGGTATATGCTTGTCATAATAGTTGTAAAATGTTGTTATTCAATTCTATCTTCCAAAGGTTAATGTCATTTGATGCTTTGAAGCCAACATGGTTGACTTTTCCTTTCTCCCATGTAGCGTAGTTGGTGAATCCGAGTGATTTCCAAAAATGGTTAGAATCCAGGTCAACACGGCAACGCAATGTGAATCCAATTCGGTGGAACTTAATGCAAAATTGTTTGCATACATCAAGCAATGCCGTTCCGTAATGTAAACGCCTGGCATCATTCCGCACACATATTTGCTGAATTTTTGCGTATCGGTATGCCGATATACCTGGGGTGATTAATACATACCCAACCGCATCATTGTTTGCTTCACAAATCAGAACCACAAAATTGCGTTCACCACCAAACACATATTTATCCCATATGGATTTTTGAATGAACCCAACCGCATTGGAATTCTCCTTTTGCAGTTTGTCAATCAATGGCATATCCTTGATGGTGGATGTCCTCACGGAAATATCTTTGATTTTGTCGTGGTACAAAACCGATATTAATCCAGTTGAGCAATCAAATTCCCCTAATTTCATTTGTTATTTGTCCATACAAATATAACAATCCACACGAAACAAACAAAATAATCTTAACGAATATCGTAATTCCCGTAATTTCCACGAATTCCCAACGACATCATTTCGTGGTATCTCCATGAATCTATGGCGTGATCCGTTCCAATGGGAGTGTTTGTTGTTCGCCCCTGGGAATCACTATCCCAACAATAGTTTCGTAGTTCTTTGATTAGGTTCGTGGATGTGGATGTAACCAAGTACGATTGACTTTGCATGATTTGGATTCCGTAGTTAATGGAATCTTTTCCCTTGGTTACTCCCTTGATTCTTATTCCATACCTCCGTATTTCATCAATGGATTTTGGTTCGGCGGAATCCGCATAAACGGGAACATAATTTGGTAAGGCTTTGGCAATGTCCGAATTAAGCATTCCCGTGCGATATGCGACCTCATCAACGATGCGTTGACCATTGTACTCATAAACGGCAACGATTGCCGTAGGGTCGTTTGTATAACCGAAATCCACGCCACAACCAACCAACCTTGCATCCTCGGGAATCTTATCGATGGTTTGCCAATTGGAAAAGATAACCCCTTGAAGGTTTCCAATCTCCCCAAGTCCGTAAACTCGCCACCAGTTAGCCCAATAATTAGATGTTTCCGCCCTATCCCGTGCCTTTTCAATTTCCGCAACAATGGATTTGTCCAACGCTTCATTGTCTTTGTAGGTTAGGACAATCATTTCCGCATCGGGGTCGTTGACTAATTCGCTATCCACCCAAAATTCCGCAACGGGGTTGTAATCCAAATATATGAATCTACGGGTACGAATGGCCATTTGGTAATACGATTCCCAATCAATGTTGTTGCACTCGTTTACGAATAATACATCACGCCTCGCACCACGCAACTTTTGTGGTTGGTCGGCCGAAAAGAACTCAATGTATGCTTCGTTGCTGAATGTATAAGTCCATGAAGATTTGTTCCATTTCAAGGGATCAAACATCCCAACCATTTCCATGATTTTAAGAAAATCACGAATCGCACCCCTACGAAGGTGTGGGATGGTTTCTGAAACTATGGATATTTCAACCTTTGGGTTTTTGACCGCGTAATCAATGAGCATTGGAATAATTGAGAATGTTTTGGAACTTGATGTCCCGCCCCTAACTATTCGTATGCGTTTACGCAGTTTTGCTATTTTGACTTGTGCCGTTGTTTTCTGCAACATCTATATCAATACCATTGAAGATTGGTTTTTCTTTTTCCTCCAATACATTGTGGCTCATTGACAATTTTCGTAGTTCTTCTTCGCTACTTATCAATTTCATCAACGCCAGTTGTAATGTCGGTTGTTCACTCATATACCATTTGGAACGCATAGATACTTTGATGTTGGTTTTCACCGTGAGCAACGCCTCTTTTATTGCGTTGGATTCGTGGAGTTTATGGGCGTAAAATGTGCTTTTATCACATGGTAGATACGCCACTACATCCTCAATAAAAAACAACTTGTATTTCTCTATGGCTTCCAGTGATAGCCGTTCTAATTCGCTCGTTTTATATGCCATTATTCATCGGGGGTTATTGGTATAGGCATCCAATAAATCACATCCAATCTTTGGTTCGTGTGATAGCAATGCCATTGTTCATCGTAGTAAACTGCAATAAAAGGGAATCCCCGCGTGGTGTGAACCAATACGGGGACTTCTTCTTGTGGTAATGTTCTTTCAATCTTCCTCCACGCTTTCATGTTCTAATGCTTCTTTGTAAGTGTCGTAAAATGTTTCTTCTCCGTTGTAAAAATTTGTAACCAGGTAATCAACTTGATGCCCCATGCATGAGCAAATTGAGATACCATTTTCAAGGGCAATGTAAACATAACCCGAATTTGGGTTGAATCCGATGCCCATTATTTCTTCATTAGGGCATTCGTTTGCATACGCTTGAAAGATTTTACCCAATCCTTTGGCTTCGCAATGAGCGATTGAGTTGTTCAGTCCAGTGATTTCGATTGTGTTTGTCATATTTGTTCCAATTTGGTTGTTTCAACTTGTAATTTAGTAACGCACTTCTTATCATTCATGTAGTGGCAGATAACTTCCGATGTCGTTTCGTTCAATTCTTGTAAAAAAACGCCAACGCATTCAATGTTTCCGATTGAATCTAATGTCCATTTAACCATTTGTCCGATTTCCATGAAGCGAAGATACATTTTATTTTTGAAATACCAAATAAAAATATAATTTATTTTAGCCCCACAAACGCTTTCAGTGGGTAAAACACCAAACTATTGCGGTAACCGCCTTCATGAGTAGGGATAATTGGCGTTACGCCGTGGACATTTTTCCACGCTGGGTAAACCAACATTGAATTGTCTGCACTATCCATGACTGCTCCGTAATCGGGTACATATAGATTGCCACCTTTGGAGTTCAAACGCTTTGTAATAATAACATTCACCGCACCAACGATGTTTCCCGTGTCACGATGAAAAGGTGCAGATATGTTGTAGTTAGAAATTGATGAAGTGAAAAGATTGGCGAACTTCCATTTGTCTGGCACATCTTCAAATAGTTTCTTTTGGCGTTCGTATTGCTCTGGTAATATATCGTGCATAATCGATTCGCTTTCTTTGGCCAACATCAACATCGCTTTGATAAAAGTTTGTGCGGGCTCGCATTGATGAACCGAAGATATTGACGGATATGGGCGTTTCATGTGTGGCTTTGGCGGTATTGAACCCAAAATTGTTGACATTTGGACCGTGCCATTTTTTTTCGCATCCGCTCGTGACATTCCTTCTTTGTAAACTTTTGCCATAACATCGCTTCTTTCTAACAATGATTTTGGAACGCGTTTACTTTGAAATTCGACATTAGCCAAATTTGCTAACTTCGTTGCTCTTTCTGGCATGGACTTAATGTAAAATCCGATGGCCTCACCATTCTCATAGAAAATGCAATCTTCGGTGATGTTTGGGGCCAAATATGGGCAATCTTGACCAATCTTGGCTTCGTGTGGTTGTAAAGTTAAATCTATGCGTTTCATATCGTAATTTTTTTCCATAAATCATTTTCAGCATCAGTCGGAATTAAATTAGTTGCCAATCTTTCTTTTTTTAATGCTGACAACATTTCTTTTTCATTTGACACTGCGTAGCAATTTACTCCGTCTTGATATACACTATTTGGGACATTACACCAATTTTTATGCAGTATTAACCCGCAATTATGATATTCTGCTTCTAAAAAAGTGTATTGCGTACCTCCGCCATCATTTTTGATTGTTGACATATCTACTAAAAATTTGGTTTCTGCATACAACTTGCTAATGTCGTTTAGGTTTCGTGAATAATACCCTTTATAGTATTGGTCGAATCCTAAATCTCTCAATTTATGAAAATAGTATATGTGATTTTTGTATCCATATATTTGAATATCCGCTCCGATATTGTTCGCCTTACATATAATGTCGGTATTTTTATCAAAATCAACCCTCGACAAAGAACGATTGTATTTTTTCTCTAAATTATATTTGGGGTATTTATAGAATGGATGCTTCAAAAACACATTCTCAATTCGCATTCTCAGTAGTATATCATGCACGGTTTTCCGAATTGTGATTACTTTATTTCTTTGAGCAAATTGTAACACCTCTGATGACAATTCAGTTGGGTCATGTATTATGATTGTCGCGTTCTGGAAGTATTTCAATAATTCATAGTGTGCTTTATCAACTGCCAATATAATCGGGTTACTGAACTTGTGTATCGCAGATTTTTTGATGTTTTTATACTTGATATCCCCATAAAATTGCCCACCTCCTTGGAATGTGTCTTTCACCTTGATGATATGATCTTCCCCTAATATTTTAGATAAATGATAGGAAAAAGATACCCATCCTCCATATTGAGAATTAGATAGGTAGAACAATTTGTTTTTCAGAATCATAACTTGTCTTTTTCTTCTTTGAGGTATTGCATAATCATATAGCCAACATACGCACCCCTTTCACGCCAAAACTTAACCAATTCGGTGGCTTCATCATAATGGTCTGGTTCAAATTCAATTTGAATGGCTTTCTTTACGCCATCGGCCATCTCTGAAAGTTCATCGGACAAATCTTCTTCGTCTAAAAGTGAGTAGTCAACCTCTACGGGTTGTTGCCAAACATCTAACCCCCATTCGGTTAGTTTGTCGGCTTCCCATTCGTTAGCCAATACATCCCAATCCCATTCTCCGAACCCAACATTGTCCTTAATGATGAACTCGCGTTGTTGTTCTTCGGTCAAATCCGATGCCTTGATGATAGGAACTTCTTTCAATCCGACCTCTTGTACGGCTCGTAAACGCATATTACCTCCAAGTACAACCATTTCATCGTTCACGACTATCGGGCGTAGGTTCAACATTTGTGGGAAATCCTTAATGGATTGCACCAATTTACGGAATTTTTCGTCTTTGATAACCCTGGGGTTGTTTTCGTTTGCGAAAATCTCTTTGGTTTTAACGATTTGTATCATTTGTTCATTTTTATTTGGTGAGTGATAATTAGAAAATCTTTGTGTTGCTTCTTATCTCCGAGTTCCTCGTGGTGCTTTCGACATAATGCCATGAGATTTTCGATATTGTCGCGGTGTTTACTTCCACCCATGCCACGGGCGGTGATGTGGTGAATGTCGTTGGCAATTGCACCACAAACCTCGCAATAAATTGGATCGTGTTCATCGTACCCGAAATACTTGAAATATGTCTTTTGATATGGTTTCATTTCTTTTGCCTCGTGTGTACAATAGATATGCCGTGGCTCGATGGATATCTAATCGCTTTCCAATTTGCTCAAAGGTCATGTCGAAATCCTCGCGTAAAATCATCGCGGCGTACTGCTTTGGAGTAATTTGATTGCTTGTAGCCATTCTATCCAAAATTCGTTGTTGTACTTATCCTTGCATCGCTCACACATATAAATCAAGTTAGATTCTATTTGTGGGGCGTTTGGGTTGATTTTTTCTTGTGTTGAAACTCTCCTTGCATCGCACACCTCACATTCATTCTTGCACTTGATAAGTTTCATAAACGCTTGTTAATTCGTTAATCATTGTTTGCCATGCTTTGGGGTTGCAAGTACATGGCTTGTAAATCCGCTTCGCCTGGAATATCCGTGTCCATATTTTGGCAATCTCGTTTGCCTCCAATGGCGATAAAGTTGTGGCGTTGGTTTCCCGAAACTTTGTCCACCAATTGTATTCATCCTCCGTCATGCACAATGGTTGGCGGTTGGGGAATAACTTGTTTAATTTGTGCTTACGGGCATCGCATCCGCAATCTTCCCCAGCGATAAACTTTGTTAATAGTTCAATCCCCGTTGCCTTCGTTATCTTCTCCACTACATCCCCCAAACCGATGTTCGGTCGTGCTTCGGTAAATTGTTTCCGTGTGTCTTTTTTCTTCTGCATAAATTTGATATTTGATTTGTGTCCTTTGTTTGATGTGTTGTTTTGCGTTTTTGATGGAGTTAAAAACCGAGTG